CCAACTTGCACCAGTGATTCGTTTCTGTTATACTCAATTTATCGTAAATCTAATATAACTTTGTCGAGATTACTCGTTATCAAGTTTTGCAGGATAAGAGGCAGAAATGCCTTTTTTATTTATAATCTTTCCAATAATCGTCTAATTGCTCTTTACTTGGAAATTCTAAATATACACCGAATTTTTCACCAACAACTTTCATTATTTGCTCGTATACTTTACTGACTTGTGCAGTGTTTAATTCGGTAGTACTTTCAATTCCATACATAGCTTTCATTACAGGTTTCCAAAGGTGTTCCTTTACATTTTCTGTAGTCCACCAAAGTTTATATTCTGGCTTTAATACTACTTTCATTTCTAAACCTTTAGTATTAAATTCGTCTGCCATCATAGTAAACAGTTTGTGCATACTGCGGTTTTGAATGTCTGTACGTTTTTGCTTTTCCATATATTTATTCTTTACCAATAATATGTACTATTGCCCCGTTTCTTGCTAACTCTTTTATTCTTTTACTCATTAAGATAAGCTCATCGTCTGTATCATCAAAAGCAAATTCGCACATAATTACTGGTATATCTTTATTCTGTTTTACTTGTTCTAGTAAAACTTCAAATTTAATGTTTTCTTTTTCCATATTACATAAAATCCTGTTCCCAGTTATCTAAATCTTCTGGGTTAATTTCTGGTGTTGTTAATGTTTTACTTAAATCAATACCTTGTGAAGTAGGTGTTGGATAACCTGGATTACGTTGTTGGATTAAATAGTCTTCGTATACTTTTTCCATTTTTAAATAGCGTTCTTCATCTACAATTACATAGCCTGAATATTGTTTACCCATATATTCTCGTGGTTTTGATAGTGCTACTGAAATGAATTTACCTTTTTGACCCTCTTTGATATAACCTGCACCAATTTCTCTATATTCGTCTACATTATCTTTTTGTACTTTTGCACTGATTGAGTAATCTGGGTGATTATCTTGTTTTTTATCTTTTTTAAAGATACTAAAGTTTTTAATTGATTGTGACATAATTTTGTTAGTTAATTGTTAAAAAGGCAAATCTTCATCTTCGTGTGCTATTTTAGCCATATCACCACGAGGTTCTGGTTTTTCATATTTCTTTACCTGCTCACCACTAGCGTCAGTGTCTTTATCGGTTACGAGTCCAAGCATACTTGATAGTGCGTATCTGCGGATATAAGTAATTGCTGATCCTAGCACTTGAAATTCGTTCATCTTTGCTAGTTGTACTCCTTGTGGAATTAATGTTGAACCTTCAATATGTTCTCCAGTTTCTATATGAAATATAATTGTTCGTATTACTGGAATAATATTATTTCCATCTACTATCGTTGAAATTGGTTGTGTAAACCCAAGACCATGTTTTTTTAACAACGGATTAATGATTTCAAATATAGCTGGTAGGTCTGCGTAAGAATACCCATACCCTGATGTTCCTTTGTGAATAACAGGGACGGATTGTTGAAATTCTGCCAATGCTTTGTATAAATTTTTCATATTATTTCTGTTCTGTATTAGGTTTATAAGGTGTTGGATTGTAGAACTCTTTTTTGTCACCCCAGATAATCCAATCCATTAATCTATCTATTGATGTTTTTTTGTTTTGTTTCATATTATTTGTTTGGGTTATTAAGAAAGTTATCGTCTACTGCTTTGTACCAATCTGGGTTTAGTTTTAGTTTAGCAGGTTCTTTATTACCACCTGATATGTTCATGTAAATTGTTTTAGCTTGTTCGTGCATTGGATTATTTTTATCTAATACTGCGTTTGTGAAATCTAAACTTGTTGAGAATAATACTGACCAATCGCTACAATTAGAGTAATCTTGTTCGTAGAAGTACTGTGTCATCATTTCCATTTCTTGTGAAGTCATAATATAAGTGGAAGTTGGTTATCTCTTCCTTATTTACAATATACACTATGTATAATTATATGCAAGTGCATTTAAAATTAAACTGTTAATAACTTTTGAGCCTTATGTAGTAATGTCTATTTTCCGTTTTTTTGTTTTTAATGTATGTTCTGGGTGGTTAAAATGACATTTATGACATAAAGTAATTAAACCATCCATATCTTTTTTAGAGTCACATAGTCTACTTTTTTTACCACATAACCCACCAAGATGATGTACGTCAAATCTTCTTTCATTTTTATTCCAAATTCTTTTGCATGTTTGACAAGTGTGATTATCTCTTATTCTAACTAATTCTCTAATATAATCTCTACCTGCTAAACCATACGCACCATTTCTTGTTTTAAAATTATATTTATTATTATAATCAGTTTTTCCATTTTTTATAAACTCTAATTTACATTTTATTTTTTCAATACTCCAATTATTCAATATTTGACTAATTCTTTGATGTGTAATATCAAATAATTTTGATATTTCTGTTATTTTTTTACCACTTAATCTTTCTTGATGAATTAATATATATTTTTCTAATTTTTCTTTTTTCATAATGATTTTATAAAATTATCTAATAATTCAATCTCTTTTTTCAAATGGATACTTTCATTCATTTCTTTAACAAACTCTCCTGTTTCTTCTTTCATATTTGTTTTTACTCCATATGTATCGTGAAACAATTTATGACATTTACAACACATAGCAATTAAGTGGTTATCTGGTTCATCTCCATATATACCAGTGTATACCTTATGGTGTAGTTGTACATAATTTGTACTTTTACAACAAGAACATTGTTTTCCATGTTTTTTAAAATATCTGTTTTTTCTTTTTTCCCATAATTTGCTTATAATGTATGATTTGTAACTTCTAACAGTTTTACGAATTTTTGGTTTTTTATTTTTCTTTTTTACATTTTTTCTTTTATCTTTCTCTTCTTTAGTCATCTTTCCTACTGTTCTTATATGTTTTAACTTTCTTGACTTCTGAATATCATTCAACTCTTTGAACTTCTTTATCTCTTCTATTTGTATTTGTATGTTATCTAGTAAATTCATATGTTTGTTCTTTTGTTCAGCCACATCTCCCCCATACCCCATTGTATTTCAAATAGAGAATAGAAGAGAAAATAAAAAGCAAAAAGTTGGATTTGTTCTTCCGCCCCTGCCGTTATCGTAAGACTTTTTTATAGACGCTATCTTACTCCACCTCCCTCGTCTGTTTTATTCTGCTGTAGGGTATTAAAAAAACCCTTTCAGCGATGTACCCTGTCTTTCGACAAGCCACACCAGTGAAAAGGTTCTACTGGTTTGGTGTGGTCGCTGGTTAGATTACTCTAACATTAGTATTGTAGCATAATGGAAAAAATAATGCAAGCTATTTTACTTTTAGTCTTCCGAAAAAGCACTTTCCAAAATGATCTGCTTTTTTACATACAGAAAAAAAGTAACGTAAATCATTAGTTGATAAGTGTGCTACTTTCATAGCAACTGCCTTTGCTGTTATAGGTTTCCATTCAGTACCAACTCTTTCTTTATTTATTTCATCAAGTATATCTTTTATAATCGCTTGTCGTTCGTTTGTTATTTTTGTTTCTTGTCGTTCTGGTAGAATATAACTAGCAAAGGAAAATAAGTCGCGGTCTTTTTCCATACTTTGATTATATCATGTACTATTTTTTAATTACAAGCTAATAAAGTTATTAAACTGTGGATAAAGTAAAAAAACACACCATTTCTGATGTGTCTAATTTTATCCTTCAAACAAGGAAAGTTGTTTTCCGTCTTTCACTTCCTTATTGATGAATTGTTTTACATTTTCCGTAGGTACGGTAGTCATAGACCAGTGATTTACTGCGAGTACGACTTGCTCTAATGTGTAGAGTTTTGATTTTTTTCTTTTTGTCTTTGACATTTTTAATTGTTTACTTTCTGAAAAATGGTTTACAAAATTGATACAGACACCATAGTGCCATGAATATCAAAATGATTCCAAGTGGTGTCATGATTAATCTAATTTATAGGTTTCATCTTTATACTCCAGTAACGCTTTATAATCAGCGCGTGTGATTTTGTATAACCTAACTTTTTTAATGTTAATGTCATACGGGTACTCTTTGTCATCTGTATGGTATATTTCTACACCACAACCAACGACACCACACGCAACAAGTATTTCTTTATGCGTGTCATCTTCTTTACCATCAAAAAATATAATTGATGGGGTAATCCATTTTATTCCTTTATAACGTGCTTTGTGTATAAAGAATGTTTGGTTGTCATGTCCGAATACTATAAAGTAATATTCGTCTAGTGGTCGTCTTAATGATTCGCACTGTGGACAGTAAAATGGTCTGCAGAATACTACTTTGTCTTTTTCCATTATGAAGGAATTAAATTGTAAATGAATTGAATTAGTTTTGCTATCCATGTATCTATTACTCGAATAGTAATGTAGCCGTAGACAAATATGCCTAGTACTATTGTAAATGTTACTGTTTTTTTCATTGTACTGTTTTATAGTATTGTACTACTTATAATAAAAAACCGCAAGTGTGAACCTGCGATTTATTTTAAAAAATTGGTACATCTGTAACAATAGGATAGCCATTTTTTACAGTCATGAATGTAAATCCAGACAATGTAGTAAAGCCTAAACCTTTTGAGTAGTCGTTACCTGTAAACATTGAAGGCGTGTGTTGTACACGATACGTCATAGAATCGGCAAGGATTTTACGAGTGTGTAAGTGAGCCATTGATACAATGTTGAACTTTCCAACAAAACCATATTGATTAATAAGTAGTTCAGGATTTTTTTTACTTAATCCTAAATGACCATGTGTGAATATAAATCCACAGTCATCAATCAGGCGACTTGCTACGTCATAGTCCCAAGATACTTTTATGTTATTACCAAATCGTGATTTTAGTACATAATGTACCCAGTGTACGACTTCACCTGTAACGTCTTCGTGATTGCTTGAAGTTACACGATCGTGATTACCAGAAACTAAGATAACTTCTGCAACATTGTTTACCTTTTCGATAAAACGGGTAAGGATTTCAGTAGCCATAATGGTTGCTTTAGTTCCGTATCCGTATTTTTTATCTATGTTTTTCCAACTGTTGATATGATTTAATCCAGTAAAGGTTTCAATCAAATCTCCGTTGATAACAAGTGTAAGCGATTTTGCTTTACGTTCGTTAATCTCTTTTGATACGTCATCGAGTTTTCTTTCAAGAATATCAATGTTGTATCCTGGTAAATTACGCTGTGGTTCAATTTCTGCCCCAACGTGTAAGTCTGCTACGATTGCTACTGCATTTCCAATCTTTACATCAGTAGTCTTTTTAACCACTGGTGCAAGTTTTGATTGAGTAACATAATCTAACAGTTCAGTTTCAAACTCCTGTCTTCGTAAGTCAAGTTCGGCAATGGTTTTTATACCTTTGTCATACGCCTTTTTGCGTTGTTTTTCGTCTTCATAAACGATAACATCTCGCATATTTTTTGGCGTATACTTTTCTCCGATTTTTTGAGCAATCATGTCGCACTGTTCCTTTTCAGAATACAGCGAGAGTGTGTAAGGTGAGAAAACATCTGAATCTTTTACAAGGTCAAATGTTCTCTTAAACGATTGCCATTGAATAGCATTAAAACCATGTTTATTCTGGATCTTTACTTGTGAAAGGTTTAATCCATGAATAGAATACTCATAAAAGATTTGGTCTAATGTTTCTACTGGTATCTCCATGATTCCATGACGATATTTCCAATTAACATTATTTCCTTTAATAAAGTATTTTGGTTTTTCTTCTTGTTCAATAGCGGTAACTGGGTTCAACTCCATTTCGGAATTGCTTTTTTGTAAGCGGTGCTTTTTTGTTCTGATTCCTGATTCGGTGTATTGCTCACCAAACTTTTCTTTAATCAGAACAACAAGTTCGCTAGCGTGCAAGTCTATATTTTGTAATATAAACTCGTCAATTTGTTGTTTTAGATTTTTCATTTTATTATTTTTTTATGGTGAACAGAATCACTCTATTATACCATACTCGCGGTTAATAATAATCTTTACATGAAGTTACTACTATCCCATAAATGAGGATATTTCTCTTGATAACTCTCTAACACTTTTAGGCAACGATTACATACAACATGAAGTCCGTCTCCTAATGGTGGAATAAAAAGTAAATCAAACTTCCCTTTTTCTTTTTTGCAAAAAATACATTCACCAGTTGTTTTTATGTTTTCTTTTATTCGTACCATATTTTCATTGTAACAAGTGTGGTGTAATACACAATATCATTACACAACGTACCTGTGGATAAGTCAGTTACATAAAATGTTGTAATTTGGTATACTTACTGTGTGACAAAATACAGACAAGAGTTTCACGATAGCCCAAATCGTATTCTATGAATAAAAAACTAATTGCTTTATTGCTTATTTTTCCATTATTATCAGTAAGTTTATTTATTGGAAAGGTAAACGCAGAAGCACCTGTAATAAAAGTACAGGAGATACAAGTTAAGGAAAATTATACTCGTGAAGAAGTTTATCAGATAGCATTATTGACAGCTGATAAATATAATATCAACCGACATAATTTCCTAGTAACTATTGACCAAGAGAGTAATTTCGAGCAATATGCTAAAGGTGATAATGGTTCAAGTTTAGGTGCGTGTCAGATCCATTCGTCAAACAATATTCCAAGTAATAAACGATATGACCCAATATTCTGTTTAGACTGGACTGCAAAGCAATTTATATCAGGAAAATCGAGACTTTGGACTGGTTATAGATTATGCGTACTTAACGAAACAATTATTCATAATGGTAAAAGGTTGGCTTGTAACGCTACTGGTACTATGTAAAAAAGCAATCACGTCAGGATTGCTTTTTTATTACATATATAATATAATTACATTGTGCGAATTATTAGTCTTACGCTTTATATATTGCCACTACTCGTAAGGCGGTGGTGATATATAGAGAAAAATAAATATGAAAAAATGTATTGGTTGTGAAAACCTTATTACAAGCGACAAAAAGAAACTTTGTGTTTTCAAAAAGCAAAAGTTTTGTTCGAGGAAATGTGGATTAGTTTATAGGAATAAGGTTAATAATCCTATGAGTGACCCATTAGTTCTAGAAAAAATTAGTGGAAAAAATAGTAAGTTCTGGTTAGGTGAAAATGCTGGATATTTTTCAAAACATGATTGGATACGTGAACAGGGTATTAATCGAGAAAAGTGTTTACATTGTGGAATTAATGGATTCTTTTATAAAAACAATAGATGGAGTATAGAATTTTGTAATATATCTGGAGAATATAAAAGAATTATTGAAGACTGGATAACATTATGTAGAAATTGTCATAGAAAAATGGACATAGGAAAAAGAGATCTTGTGGAAATAAAATGTAATGAATGTAATTGTTCGGTTTTAACAAAGTTTCCAAATTATAAAAAATTTTGCGAAGGTTGTATACGAAAAAGACATAATCATAAGGTTAAATTAAGAAAAAGATATTTAAGGTTATTGTAAACGAAAATACACCTCTATTGGTGTATTTTTAATTGCAATTTCATGAGCTAGTTTGTTATACGTTAGTCTATTGTTTATAAGCCAATAGATACTAGCAAACGCGTCACCTGCTTTATAAGGCAGGAATACAAGTATTATACCATATTTTATACACTATATACAAGTATATTTATTGTATTATTTTTTAATTGTTGTATAATAGTTTTAATTAAATATCTATGGGGGAAGGGAGAGTCCTAAGGGCAATTACTTTGAGTTAATCATAGTAGAATGGCATTACATCCTAATGGGATTAGGAAGATACAGGTTCGAATCCTGTTGAATAACGAGGCGTCCACGCTACGCCTACAACCTTTCCCCACAGGTATTTAATTTTTAACAGATAACCGCGAGTATCTTATGAAATCATCATTAATAAAGTTTATAGAAAAGTATAAATCAGTAAAAATGAATCATGCTAAATTAAAGGAACTATGGTCAAAAATAGATAAGTCTGATTTTGATAATAATGAGGAAGAAACATTTTTGTGGTTTCAGAATTACCAGAAAAGTTGTGTTAAAAGAGCCTTATAATATAAGACGAGAAAAAGTACAAATGCCACAGAATCAATTATTTCTTAATTTACGAACATATGCTTAAACGTACTGGTCTTAAACAAAAATTAACAAAACCACTCAAGCGTACACCACTTGCTAGAGTATCACCAAACAAGGTGAAAAAGAGTAAAGTAAGAACTAAATTACCTACTGTTAAATCAATGAGAAACAAGTGTGATGCACTACTGACACCTATAATAAAGTTGATGCACCCATATTGTATATTTACAGGTGAACCTACACAAGTTGCTCACCATGCAATTAAAAAGAGTACAAGTTCTTCATTACGTTATTATTTACCAAACTTGATACCTTTAACTAATCAGGCACATTTAAGGCTTCATTCTGATGAGATATTATGGACTGGTAAATTAATACAAGTAAAAGGTTTAGAATGGTGGGAAGATTTACTTGAAAAAAAGGAAGTGTATACAAAATGCGATGTTCACCACTATATAGCAGAATATGATAGACTTAAAAACATATTAGATAATCTTAGTTAAAATCTATGACTAATGAAAACAGAGCAAGAATGGTAGATAAGATAATACAAACATCTTATGATTCTTTAGTATCTCATTTACCTTATACGCATGATGTATCACCTGGTGATCTTATACGTGATGAGACTATTGAATTTCATAAAGAATGTATTATGGAGTATGCTTTGATAATATACCTTGCATCAAAATTATATTAATGCTATACTACTACTGGTTATCTCTAGCGAGCAATCGCAAGTTTTAAAACGATTGAATCCCTTCGGGGATTTTTTCGTACAAAAAAACACTAACCGCGAAAGTAGTGTTTAATTGGTGCTAGTTGTCCAAAAATATGAGTGACGGACTTCGTATAGCAACACTGTATTATACCATATTATTTTTCTGGATTGAAATATTTTGTAAACTCATTAAAGATATATGTAGCAGTTGTTACAGTAAAGATAGTACCCAATGTGTTAAAAGAAACTTCTTTAATGTCTCCGATATTCATTAAGTATCCTGCGAGTGCTACTGCAACAAATGCACCATATCGCCATACAAAACTTTTAATTCGATTGATTTCTTTTTTAGTCATAAAGCCAAATTACGTTAGATGATTTAGTAGAATCTATATCTGCGTGGATGAAGGTTTTAGCTACACCGATCCGATTGAATCCTACTGTTAATAATGCAGTAACTATCTTGTGACGATTACTGTCGCTGGTACAAGCAATATCTACTGCTTTACCAGACATATGCGAACTGTCTTTTACACCTCCTGCTTTTTTATTCTGTTCTGGTGTTCTAAATCCTGAATTGATTTTAAAAGGTACTCCTGCAATATCTCGTGCCTTGTCTAACATTTCTACAAGTTTACTATCAAGCCCTACAATTTCACTATCTGAGAAATATTTATATTTCTTTTTAGGTGTAACTGTAGCTACTATGTTTTGAATAATAGAGTTAGGTTTTACGATACGTTCCCAATATGGTTTTAGTAATTCTAGTGCCATAGTTCTATTTGATACTTTAGCATTAAGATTACTGTCGTTTAAATAACTATCCATTGGATCGTTTAAATGTATTCCTTTTCTTGAGAGTACTTTGAAAAAGCAGTGGAATAATTCATGATTTAATGTTTTACCTTTATCGGTATCTTTAGCTAGATAGATAAACTCTGTATCAGGATAAAGGGGTACGTCTTCTGTAATAGATACACGTACCCATGGAACGTCATTACCTAGTACTAATACTACTGCATGATATTTACCACGTGGTACAACCTCTGTAAGTTTAGCATAATCTTTTGGTACTGTACCTTTAAAAGTTCCGTTACCTACTTCTTTAAATGTAAAGTCATAATCTGTAGTAATTTCACCTACTACTATTTTAAGTGGTGTATTCTTTTCAAACCAATCAAGCCCAGTTTTAAAATTGAGCTTTTTTTTGTAGCGATTTTTTATTATCAAGATTTTATATTCCATATTATTGTGTAAATGCTTTGAACATTAATGTAATAACCGCTGCGTAAATTGGGGCAATAACAAATATCGCCACTTTAACAATCCACCCAATAGCGTCATTGATAGCACGAATAGATAAGTCAAAAGTTTCATGTGAGACATACTTTTTATCTAGTCGTTCTTTTATCTCTGCTATATCTTTTTTAATATATTCAATATCCGCAGCGTGCTGGTCTATTGATGGTTCTCTTTTTGCCATATACTAATAAAATTACTTATAATAATTATGATACTAATTGGAAAACCCAAATTGAGTTTCCCTGTAATACCATAATAGTATGTATTATACCATTATTTTGTTTCTTCTGCACTGTCTTTTACTTCTTCTTTCTTTTGCTTAAGTATACTGATAGCTTGTGCTACTGCTACTGCATCATTTAATTGTAGTAATCCACCTTTCTGTGCAAGGTGTGCTACTTGAATTAAGATTTCTATTGACTGTTCATTTTTCATATTATTTATTGTTATCTGATAACAGATATACTATATCACAGCGTTTATAGTTTGCATATAGTCTGCGATAGATTGTTCTCGTTGCTCATCTACTTGAAATCCTGTCATATGATTATAACTGCGTACAACAATATCTTTTGAAAAGTCTGGTGCAATTCCATCTGTTGGGTGAATACCAAGAGTAATAGTTACTTCATAACTATCAGTTGGTTCTGTACCAGTTATAGTTTCTATATCATCAATTATTTCGACAATATCCTGCATCACTGTTCGTTCTGTAGATATATCAGTTTTTATAAGTTCGTATTTCATATTTATGCAGTAGTCATGACTTTAAAATCAGTACCACCAATGTTAATTGTAATATATCCGTCATTTGTGTACGGAGCACCTGCTGTTACTTTTGTTGTATTTGGTGCAGTTACAACGTGTCTTCGTGTAGCGTCAGAGTTGGTGACGTGGAACGTGTTATTGTACTCTATTGCACCTGCTTCTGCAGTTGTCAGATTTGTACCCGATGTAAATTTAAGAGGTGCCGTGGATGCGGTCGCTGTTCCTGCTTTTAAATGAAGCACTGCAGAAGGTGAACCAACACCAATTCCCACGCGACTGTTTGCACCACTAATAGTAAGTATTTTATTCGGTGTAAATGACGCATAACCACCTGAAAGACCACTATTTACACTAAGATACAAATCGCTTCCATTTCGTTCAATAACTGCTGCCGATGTTCCTACGGAACGATATGAACCGTAAAAATCACCTCCGAAAATGATTGACTGATTAGTTGTGGATACATCAGGAAAAGAAGTATATATCTCTCCTGAAGATCTTTGAAATCTAACACCTGTGTTTGATTTTGTAAGAAGTTCAATATCACCACTTGTCGGCGCAGTAAGCAAAAGCCTATCAATACCTAGAATTCCTTGAGAAATACTCGCTCCTGTTGTACCAAAATATAGATAACTAGAACTTCCTGTGTTTATACGTATATTTCCAGTGGTATCAATAGAATGCAGTGGACTAGTAATTCCTATACCTAAACGATTGTTTGTATCGTCCCAAAAGAAATTCGAATTATCCTGTGCAATAGTTGTACCATTTGAGAACAATACTGAACCTGCTGTTAATGATGGTAGTGTAAATTTGTTGTTAAATGTAGTCCAATCAGTTGATGATAATGCACCACGATTAGTAGCACTAGCGGTTGGTACATTAAGAGTAATTACTGGAGTTGTAGTACCTGTTGCTACTGTACTTGATAGGTCTGTACCAGTAGTTCCGAGTGTTAATGCCGCAACAGATGTAACTGTTCCTACTGACCAAGTTCTATCTGCTGTTAAATCATGTGCTGTACCATTGATTGTAATAGTCCGAGAAGTTGGTGTATATCCTGAAAGTGCTGATGAGGTTATATATCCTACATCATTAGTAAAACCACCTACATTTACGTCAGATTGTGTTCCTGTAATAGAAGCCCATGTTGTTGCAGAAGGTGCTACTACTGTTTTATTGATTAAGTATTGTGTACGTCTATCTAAAATATCAATGGCTCTATCTAATTCTGGTTTATCAATTACTGTATCAAGTCCTTTGATTGTTTTACGTTCAATTACATTTTCTAGTGTGTTTATTTTTTCAACGATTTGTTCAGGTGTATCTGGTGATCCGTCTGTACCATCTTTACCATTTAATCCATTAATACCGTCAATTCCGTTACGCCCATCTTTTCCGTCTTTACCATTCTTTCCGTCTTTACCTTTATCACCTTTATCACCTTTTTCGCCCTTATCCCCCTTGTCACCTTTTTGTAATTGTATTGAACTTATGTTTTCTTTTAATGTACCAATCTCTTTTTCTATTTTTGAAGTATCAAAAGAACCCTCTATGTTTTTTATTTCATCATAGAGTAATTTAATATCAGAAGATAATTCAAAGTCTTGCTTATCTAACTGGTTTATCATTTCTAGAAGTTCATTGTTTTGCATATATTATTTAGTCATAAGACTGATAGGAAAAGCCATTGCTGACTTGCCCTACAGTGTTACCACTTATTGTTTTATCATTAAGATACCACTCACGTTTAATGGTGCTGCACCTGAACCTGTTGTCATATACACCATTCCTGTTGTAAGACCTGCTGTTCCCGCTGCTGCGTCATCATCAAATGCTGGTAAGTTACTAATTGTTATGTGTTCGTTTACATCATCAATGGTTATTGATGTACCATTTGCACCGCCTTTTAATGATATTATATCGTTTGTCTCATCTACCTCTATTTTTGTACCAGTAGAAGAAATTTGTCCAACTGTATTTAGATTAGATGATACATCACGTAAGAATCCTTTCATCGTATTGTTTGTTGTAAGAATACCAATACGTGCAGAAGACGCAAATATAAATGCTTCGTTAGCTCCTCCATCAATTTTTATTTGTGTTGGATTTGCTCCTGCTCTAAAGGAATTTACAGAAGAATCATATGTAAAAACAGAACTAGCACCAAACGCACCTGCGTTATTATATTGAATCTGTGTATCTGAACCTGCTGGTGTAGAACCACCACTAGCGTCAATAGTATAATCAACGCGATTATATAAAGGATTATTAACTCCTGTTATTGTTACTCCTGTACCTTCGATAAGGTTGATACCTGATTGACTTGCAATACCTACACTGTCTTTGTAGAAAGCAATAGTTGGTACGTTAGCGTAAGGTACTGAACCATTTGTCAAAATCATGTAGTCAATATCCCATTGTCGTACTACTCCAACTGTTCCACCTGCCATAATCATTTTAAGTCCTTTTACGGTTGCTGGTAATGCACCGAATGCTGTAATAGGTACTACTACAAGTTGCCAAGTGTTTAATACTCCACGCTGTAGTCCATATGAGAATAGGTTAACTGTTGAACCTACAAGAGTTCCTGCACTGTTTTCAAAACGTACATTTAGAGATTTATTAGTTGCTACTGCTGTACCCGTAAACCGTACCCATACTTGTAACATTGTGTATTGATATGCATCGAAAGAAGTTGCTCTTACAAATCTTGCACCAAGTCGTGCGTCTGTACTAGCCTCGATACACTCTGTTCCCTGCTTTGGGGAACTTGTACCAGCAAAATCAATTGAACCTGTCGGTGTAGCTGTTTGATACGTTGATGTTGTCCAGTTTGTAGTAGGGTCATCCATGTAGATTTCCTCACTAGCGATAGTCGGTGTAGTTGAACCTGCTGCAACCAAAATAATAGTTACTTGTAGTTGGTCTTCTGGGATAGCTGGAACCTCTGGGTTCGCAGATGCTGTACCAGTAATAGCAGTAATTGTACCTGCTTCGTCTACCACGATAGCGTCAAATCGGTTATCTGTAGGGTCTGATGCATCCAGCGTTACCTGGCTCGCATTTGCTGTTTTTAATCCATCAAAGAAATAATTAAGGAATGATACATCATAAGTAAGACCTGTACCTGACCAAGTAATTCCACCAGAAATCATGTACTTACCTTGTTGTGTAAAGTTCGCATTAATAGAAATATCATTTCCTACTTCATCAAGTGTTACATTATTTCCTGCAGATAGTGTTACGTCACCAGATAATCCGTTAATTGTTGTACTTGCCCCGCTACTTTTACTTGCGTTTGATTGGATAAGAAAACGTGTTTGGTTTTCCAACGTACTAATAGTTCGGTTAAGGTCTGTTTTATTAACATACTCACTAGAACCTTTAATTACTTTTGGGTCTAACACTTCTTCTAATGTGTTTAATTTGTCTGCGATGTCTTTAGGTGTATCAGGACTTCCGTCTTTCCCGTCTTTTCCATCTCTTCCGTCTAGTCCGTCAATTCCGTCTCTACCATTATCTCCTTTTTGTGCTTTAACTTTTGATACAGTATCCTTGATAGTAGAGAACTCTTTTGTGATAGCAGTTATCTTTTCGTCTACCATTTCTGGAATTATATCAACAGCATCGGCAACCATTAAAAGTCCGTCTGTTAGGTCGGAAACTTTTGATTCGATTGTTGAAGTCTTATCGTTTGCAAGACTTTCAATATCTGCTATTTTTTTGTTTAGTTCATCTATTATCATAAGTTATTTTTTGTTAGCCTTTTCCCAGATTTCTTCTAATTGTGATTTTGTTTTTAGAATATCTTTGTTCCATACACCAAAATTAGTACCCATTTTACTTTCTTGCGTTATCATTCCATCATACCCTAGTTTTTTTAGTGCATTTTTTACTTCTGGCATTTCTGCAAAGTATGCTTTCCCTTGCCTTATTCCATTAAGTATATCTTTAGAACTGTGAACTGGATTAGATAGACCACCTTTTGTTTCTGGTATTTCCAAAAATGTTCCATCTGGTTTTTGTATTCTTACTGTTTTTCCTGTTGGCTTTGATGAAATTATATCTTCTATTTGTTTTACTAAATCATCTGATGGTTTTCTTAGGTCAGCTAGTTTTGCTTTACTATCAACCATAATTTCATTAAGAGAAGATTTATTTCCACCAAAAGATTTTGCGTAGTCTGGATTTTCAGACATATAGAAAGTTTTTTGGAAGTTAGATTTTCCTAGTTGAATATCCTTTATATCAGCACTTCCACCGTGATATAGTTTTGGTTGTGCCTTCACAAACTCATCTGCACTCTTATACTTCTTTGCTTCTGTGTATAAGTCACTTGACATTATTCCGTTTTTTTTTGATACTGGTGATATGGAACTATTTTTAATCATTTTAGGTGTAGTTGTACTCTGTGCTTTCATTGGGATGTTAGCTTCTTGAGTTATATTATCTGCAACTCCTAATACTTGGGAGAGTTTTTTAGCACCTGCATTTCCTAGAAATTCTAAACCATTACCAAGTCTATAAAGTACCTGTCCTCCTACTGTTCCAACTGGTGTAACTGCTTGGCTAAATATTTCACTAACTAATCCACCTGTTCCACCTTTTAATGCTTGACCAGTCATTGATTTTTTACCCATTTCTCGTAATCCAATTAAATTACCATAATCTAGATATGCCTGTTTAACATCATCTCCAAGTTCGTTATATATTGTTTGACGTGCTTCTCCAGATAGAATATTTCTTACATCATTGAATGCCCCAGCAATAGATTTTCCTTGATATGCTTTGTCTGGTACAAATTCTGCCCAACCTTGTTTTAATTGTTCAAATTTATCCATTGGTACAGACGATACGTCCTTGTAATCATCTCTTATTGCTTGTAATGCTTCAAGTAATGAATTTTGACGTGAAAGTTCTGGATTTGATTGAATTATTTTTTGTTCTGCAACATCAAAGAATTTTTGTACATCTACTGCATTTTGAGCAGTTTTTAATCGTGGTTCAATTATGTTTTTCCATAGTGAATCAGTTGCTCTTTTAGCTTGTATACCTATCTGTGATTTTGTTCCAAATAATCCTTTTACTGTTTGTCCTTGTGTAGTTGTTAACGCCGTCTTACCAGCAGTAACAGGTGCTTTTTCTGTTCCTGATAATACATCACTAACTCTTTGTAAAAATGGTTTATTTGCTTTGTATGTTTGTAGTATACCTGCTTCACGTGATGAAGTAGGTATAACAGATTCAACCATTTTACTACCTATTTTTGAAGTTACTCTACCAGCACCAGTTAATAATGGTAATGCACCTGGTATCGCAACACCTAATGCTGTACCTACTCCTGGTGTTAATGCTTCTCCAACTGTTTGGTTTTTATCAGTCAATCCATATCCTACATCTCCAGTATATCCACCTACCGCACCTGCTGCTATATTACCAATAGCGCCACCACCTACCGCACCTGCTACCTTACCATATGGTATTAAATATGATGCTGACTGTAGTGCTTCACCTACTATTTGTCTTCCACTACCATCAACACCTTTAGATAATACTGTTCCATTTGTTGTAGTTACATCTTTTCCAACTGTTTGACCCATTCTTTCTTCTAATGTTTGTCCAGTTCTTGCTTTTACGTTTTCTGATAGTTTACCACCTGATAATTTATCTGCTAAAGTTAATCCTAATGAACCTATTGCTTGACCTGCTCTAATACCTGGTTGAGTAATTAATGTTCTTGCTGGTTCACTAATAATTTGCTTTATACCACCACTTACTTTTTGTGTTTCCTGAGAACTTTGATTTCCAGATACAAGATTTCTAAATGATTCAATCTCATTAGTTGGATTACTTACAGCAGTGGTTGGTGTATTCGCAGAAAAGCTGCCTGGTGTAATTCCAAACTGTTTTCTATATTTTAAGATTTCTTCATTAGTAATCATATTAGTATTCTCCTAGTGCAATTAATATATCTGAATAATTTTTACCATCACCAAGCATTTGTTCAATAACTGGTTGTACTGATGGATTTTGTTTTACAATATCTGAAACACGTATTTTTGTTAATGAATTTCCATCTTTATCTATAATATTGTTTTCAATAGAAAGTATATTTTTAGAAAAATTATCATAATCTTCTGCAAATTGTGCAACATCATAACCACCACGTGCAAGTGTTTCAAGTTGATTTTTTAATCCAGCTTGTACTGTTTTTAATGTTGTTGCTTGTACTAGATTATTTTGTGACTTTGAAGATGTTAAGTTTGGAACAGTTTGTTTATATAGTGCCACATCTTGGTCTGTAAGAACACCAACTTCTCCGTATGTTCCTCGTGCAAGTGTTGGTATAAGACCAGTCAATGCCGCTTGTGCTGCGTATGCATCAGGAGCTCCGCCAAATTTTGTTAAAAATTTACTAAATCTACCTCCAAATATACCAGTTTTTGCATCTTTCATAAGTGCATCGACATTTTGTAATTGTGTTACTGCTGATTTAGCTTTTTCTATTTTAGTAATTTGTCCCTCTGTAAGAGCTTTTTTGTTTTTTCCACTTGATAACAATAGTCCTTGTGTATATCCTGAAGTTCCTGGTGCATATTGACTTAGATAAGAACCTCCAACAGTTGTCCCAACTTTATCAGCAAGTTGACTATATGACATATTCTTCATGTCTGGTGTATAACTACCATTATCAATAGCCTTTTCAATTAAACTAAATTTTCGATTTGCTGCTTCCTTAGCTGCTTGATATGCTCGTTCTTCTTTCTTCTGAATATAGTCATACTGTCGCATTTCTGTTTTATCTAATATTTTATCGAATCTATCTCGATTATCTTTATAGAAATCAACTTTCATTTTCATTGGTTCAAGTTCTAATTCTAATTGTTTATTCATTAGCTCTTTAGCATTAGATAGTAAACCTGCTTTTAAGTTGTAATCAATAGCAATATCTGCTTTTTGTGATGCTTCTTTTCGGTCAATATCACCTATTACTGCTGCTTTTTGGTCTGAAGTAAGTGATGCATCGTTCATTAAATTCTCTTTCTTTCTACGATAAGCAAGTTCTACTGAATCATAGTTTGCTTTTGCTTTCATAGCATCCTGTGATAGTTGTTGAATTTGATATTGTTTCTCTAGTTCACCTGGTCGGTTCTGCATTTGATTAAGTAGTCCAGTGAATTGAGCCATGTAATCATTTTGAGCTGTTTGTGCGTTCTGATTAGCTGTTTGAGTAGCTGAACCTAATTGATTAAGACTATTGATTGTAGGCATAGCTAGATAACCTGCACTTGCTCCACCTAATTCTGTTGCACTTGTTCCTTGTGGTGCTGTTGGTAACTGAACTGGTTTAGTATTTCCTAATGCTGTTGCAGCAGGAATTACTGGAGGTTGAATAGACTGTAGATTCTGTGTTCCTGTTTGACCAGTACCACTTGTCTGTATGAAATTTAATAGCTGATTATTTTGTGCAGCAGTACCTGTATATCCTTGAATACCTGCTTGTGCAGCAAGAGAACCACGCTGTGATACAGATGGTAATGCTTGACCTTTGTCGCTATAGAATTGTGATAGTGTAGTTGCCATATTATTTTGCTATTTGGTCTTTATCATTTATGACCATTATTTCATATAGTTCGTCAGATGCGTGCAGTGTAGCAGTTATCTTAAATTGACATCGTATATCTCTATTATTATTTGTTGGTATAGATTCAATAAATTGTTCTTGACCACCTCCTGTATGTTCACGAATCTTAATCCACTTATCTACTGCAATACTTCCAGTGTTACCATTTGATACTGCTGCAATAGCTCTATCCAGTGTTACTGTGTAGTTGTTACCACCAGTGTTAGTAATTGCTATAATATGTGCCGTATCTCCTGCACCATAGTTATTTAATACTGTTATCTCATCTCCAACTTCTGCGTTTGCAAAGTCTGCATCATTTACAGTGAATCCTGTTTGTGAAGTCCATGTTGCTGAAGTAGTAAATGGTTCTGATTTAACTGTTCTGTATTTTATATCTATTAAACTACTACTATTATACAACCGATTATATTTTAAAACAATCTTATTCCATGCGTCAGTAATCTGTGTAGATTCTAACCATGGTGTTACAATGTGTAATTTTCTAGGTAATGTATCATTAACGTCATCTGCAAATACTCCAGTTATATTTGTAGTTAAATCGTCATTGATTGAACGACTACCAAACACAAAGTTACATTTTAATACTGGTAGTGACGCATCAACTGGTGAAGCATCATACATAGCACCAGCTATTGAATTTCTGAATTGTCCGTAATCTTTCACTGAACTATCTCCGTAATCATTCATTGAGCTTGATACTAAATGTATAAGTCCGTTTTCTTTTGTGTATTCCCATACCCCTGATGGAATGTTTAATGCTGTACTATCACCATTTCGTGTGATACTTGAATCAAGATTAAATAAGATTCTATCGTTAGTGTAAATAATACCATTGAAATGAATTAGTTTACGTCCCTCTAAACTTGTTAATGTATCAGGATAACCCTCATCGATAATAAATGGTAATCGTGCTACTTCTTGGAAATTTGAACCATTGAATGCTAGTAATCTACCCTCTACATCTAGTACATAAGGTATTTTGTTCCAAATAGTACAACCTGCTGAACCTTGTGCTTCAATAGGATAAATAGCTGAATAGTTGTTTTCTGTATTACCATCCCATTCTGCAATATAACCACGTCCACCAACATTACTTGTATAACCTACCCAAATTCTATTTGAACTAGCTTTAATCCATGAAATTGTAGAACCATTTTTCACTGTAGAGTTATTTATTGTCGATGTACCAATGTTGTAAAGAACGTTAGAAGTGTCCATTGAGAATATCTTTGTACCACTTGTAGCAACCATATATAGTCTATTTCCATACACTTCCATTTGGTGAATACCATCGCCTATTGCTGGACTTGAAATACTTGTCCATGTTGTACCACCTGAACCAATATATTTTAGTTCTGTAGCAGTAGTAACATAAAGACTTCCATTAAATACTTTCATGTCTCCGTTACCTGTACTTGTAGTTAGTGTTGGGTGATTTGTTCGTGCATCTACTGTATATGCTGCTGTTGGATTAGTTGCTGTAAGAATACCTCCTGCATAAACAATAAAGTCTTTTGTACCTGCACTGTTTAAATCAAACCAAGTATAAGCCATTGGAACAGATAGTGATTGACCACTACTTTGTTCGTATACTTCACCATCTAATACTCGTACTGAACGCATTGGTTTAATTGCACCAAGATTAGTAGTTGTATCTAATTGGAATGAAGACCACAAATTACCTTGTGTGTCACCAAGGTTTGGTTGTGAGAATCGTTTTAAGTCTTTAGATGGTATTACAAACATATTATGGAATTATTATTGTACTTGCTTCGTATACTGGAATAGCTAGTCGTTGCCCTTTCCATGTATAAATCATTATTCTTGTTGGATAATTTAATATTGTGTTACCACCAACTGTTCGTAATAAACTGTTTGTTGCTGGTGTTCCTGATGTGTCTGCGTTGAATACTCTTTCAATAAGTACATCATCCATGAATCCTTTTAATGTAGTATTCTGCATACGTTCAATATCATCCAGCTTTTTCTGTAGTTCTTCTACTTGCGTTTTTAGTTGGTTGATTTGGTCTTGCATATAATTAACTTAGATACATTTTAATTGCTGTTGTAGACGATGTTGTTAAATAATAGTTATCTAATACATTAAATATGTTGAACGTATTAGATAAAAGTGTTGTTGAATATTGACTTACTCCTGATGAGTTAAATTTAGTGATTACGTCTGAACTTTTCGTATATAAGTTACCAGAAGCATTAACAATGAATAAAGTAATTGCTGTTGAACCACAAGTAATTGATGATACGTAGGTAAGTGTTGTACCAGATAGACTATATTTAGCTAGTACATAGCTGTTTGCACTATTACCTGCTTCAAATGAAAAGTAAAAATTTGTACCATCTGATGTCATTAATACTGCATCGTTAGTTGTAGTAAGTTGAACCGCACCTGAGAATGACATTAATGTTCCTCCTGCTGACAAGTCATTTACTGCATAACGATATACTCTGTATGTATCTGGTGCTGTACCATTATCTAAAATCAATACATATAAATATTGTCCAATTATTACAGAACTAACGGGTTCGTCTGCATCTGCCCAATCTGATGTCAAGTCACGTTTCTGTGGAATATTTGATTCGTGGGTTAGTTGAATAGTCGGTGCAGAAGCTGTTGGTGTTGTTAAAAAACTTAATGAATCAGCGTATCCATAAACTTGTTTTCCAAACCAAGAAACTGACTGTGCTGTTCCAGTAATTGATGTTACTGAAGCAAGAGATAAGTTACCTGCTCCATCTGATTTAATTACTGTGTTGTTTGCTCCATCTGCATCTGGGAAGTTAAGACCAGCTAATCCTAGTTTAGTTTTACCTGTTCCCTTTCCTTTAATTGCAATATCAATGTTTGTATCATCTCCTGTTGGTGCAATAAGTGGTGCATTACCAGTAGCAGCGTTAGTGATAGATACTTCGTTTACTGCACTTGCTGTAGTTCCTAATTTGATTACTTCATTACCATTGTTATCGTTGATTGAATCAATGATACGAATATCGTTAGTAAATGTTTTAGTACCTGCGATTGATTGGTCACCTGCTGTTGATACTGCTTTAGCTGTTGATGTTACTTCACTTAATTTATAGTCATGTGATGTTGTTACTGCAGAACCATCAATACCTACCTTAGCTTCTAATGCTTCAATAGCATCGTTAGCATTTGAATGTTGTGTACTATGAACTAACGCAGGATTTGCGTTGTTTACTTTATCTGTTCCTACTGGATTAGATAGTGTATCTAGTGATGTTGGATAGTTAATCATATAGTTTCGTCTTCATTAGTCCAATTAGCTGTTTCTCCTTCTCCATTATATACAAGTGTCAATGAAGATTCTATATCTTCGTCTGAATCATATTCGATTAGATTATCGTCATAATCCCAACCAGAACCTGGAGATAATATTCCTGGTTTTTCTTGTGCATCCCATGTTGTCATATAATTAGAAACTTGGTGTGTCTCTTGGAATTACTTTTAATATCTCGTCTTTATTTCTACGACCATAGAATTTACGCAATTCTAGATTTTTCTTTTCAATTTCTGCACCTAATACTGTAATTTTATCAGTTAGGTTGTTAGCTACTGCGTAATCATAACTTGCTTTGAGTGAGATTAGTCGGTGTAATACTGTAGCGAATCCTGCTTCTTTATCTGTGTCTGTTGATAAGAAGTAGTTAGGTTCTCGCTGATAGTAAACTCGTAATCCTCCAGTTGAATCATAGTTTGGTGCTGGGTATAGGAATACAGAGTTAGCTAGTTTATCATAGTACATTGGTTGCCCATCTTCTTTCATGAACTCATCTCGTGCTTGCTGAATGTCTACAAGGTCAATAGGTTTAAGTTTTACCCAATCTCCTGTACTGTTTTTAATTTCAACTCGTGTAACTTTTAGGTGTGATACTGATAGAACATAATCACGTTGTGAGTTGTTTAGGTCTGTTGTTGCAATAGGATAATCACTGTAAGTTGTATCATCAAATTCCCATCGGTCATCTGATTCAAAGATAGAAGTAACTACTGAATCTAATGCTCGGTTAGATAATGATGTGAATGTTGCTAGGTTATTTGCATTACCTGAAATTGCTCCATAGTTTGACGCAAAAAGCCAGAACTCACAGTCCTGAATAATTCCATCTTTTGTAGTAGTGTTATTAAATGTCATAGTTATATAAAAAAAACGAGAACTGCCATTAAGCAATCCCCGTTCTTCGGTTGATTATGTTGTAATTATATCATTATTCAGCAATTTCTGCAACAATTTCGTCAACTTTTTCTGCATCATCAACTTTTTGTCCTTGCTCAATTTTAACTTCTTTTGATTTTCGTTTAGCATCTTTCCAAAGTTCTAATTCATCCATAATTTTAACCTTGATTTCTCCCTCTTCTGTAAGAGACAAGTCAGCTAAGATTTCAAATTCTGATAGTTTATCTTTGAATAGTTCTTCAACTACTGGTTTCATTTTATCAACCAATTTTTGACGAATCATAATCTCTTTATCAAATTCAGCTTTAGCTTTTTCTGATTGTTCTACCATTTCTACAATGTTTTTATCAGCAACTTTAAGGTCTGCTAATAATTCTTTCAAGTCTTCATTTACAATTACTTCTGTTCGTTCCATATTTTTAGGTATGCGTCAGCCCATTTATGAGCATTATCCGCTATATTATAATTATTAATTACATATTCACGAGCCTTCTTGCCCATTTGAACACGTTTATCTTTATTTTCTATTAAATCCATTGTCTTTTCAATCCAATCTTGTTCAGTAAATGCTATTTCCATATGTTTACTGTCTTCTTCTCCTTGATATGGTGATAGTCCATCTGCAAAACCTTGTGCAATTACTGGTACTTCACACATTGAAGCCTCTAAGAATTTAACATTAGACTTAGCACGATTAAAATAGTTATCGTGTCGTGGTATCAACATTAAATCTAGTTTAAGATTATTCAATGTATCAAAGTAATCCTCTAACTGACAAAATGGTGTCCATTCTACGTTATATTGATTCCAGAAATCGAACTCTGGTTTATAAATATCTACTGCCCATTTAGTATCTTTTGTCTTAGGCGGTAGTGCAAATAAACAAATAACTACTTTAGGATTTTCTTTTAACTTTTCAAGTAGTGGTTTAATCTGTTCGTAATCTTTGTTACTTGCTACTGAACCTACAATACCAATTCGTATGGTATCTGATTCATTACGTTTAGGTTTTGACCAATCTAGTGGGTCTACACAGTTTTTTAACGTAATAACATTATCATTTACTTCTTTGTATTCTTTTTCTAGGAACTCTGTAGATACAGTTACTAAGTCTGATATTGCTGCGAACTTCTTTAGAATATCATCAATCTTTTGTACTGCCTCTTTTAGTTTTCCATCTAGTTTACCAAACATTTGTGTTGGTACTCCTGAATCTTTTACATAGGTATCATCATTATCCATGACAATCTTTTTACCTAATTGTTTAAGAAGTACACCAGCTTTTAATTGGTTTATATCCATTGGTCTATGGAATACAATTACATCAGCCTTCATAGCATCTTTGAACATTTGCTCATTGGTTACTCGTGGTGTTCGTAATGATGTTTGCTCACCACTCCAGCCATTATGGATTAGTGGTTGTAAGCAACGTACATAGTAACAGGACTTATAACCCATTCCGATATAATAAACTTTCATATTATTTAAAACCTAATTTTCTTGCTCGTTCATCTTGTTTTCGTTTGAACTCTTCATTTGCGTTTTCTGAATTACTTGAGCTAATTACTTGTCCATCTTTATTAATTTTTATTGATTCTTTTTTCAGTTGTTTTGATACTATTACAGTCATATATTTAGTATTAATCTTATAATTGGAGGGAGAGCCTTGTTTTCTCCCCCCACGCACAAGACAGGCATGGGAGATTACAATTATGAAGTTGTAATGATTTTTACAGCTGCGTTATCTCGGTTTTCAACTACTCCAAACAAAATGTCTGCAGTAGTTAAAGTTGAAAGATAATCAGGGATGTAAGAACTTTGTACACGAACGTTATGTTTACCAACCATTCCTTTTCCGTAAGTCATTACAGGAAGTGAAGAAGTTGCATAGTGGATAGCGTCTTTGTGAGCCAAAACGTTTACTCGTCCTCCTAGTACTACTGGTACATAAGTTGAAGAGTATACAGGGATTCCATATAGGAATGCTGCAGGCATTTTCGCTGTTGGGTCGTTAACTGGTGAGTTAATAGCCAAAGAGAATTTGTCTAGGTTTTGTACTTGTTTCCAGAATGTGTTTGGGTGCATGAAGAATGCTACTTCATCCATATCAACACAGTTTCCTTCCAAAGTTGCGATAGCTGCTCGGATGTCTGAATCTGCAATAGCGGTTGCTGATGAACCTACTGATTGTGAGAATCCAGAGAATAGAGTTGCTACTGCTGTTTCCAATACTGCTGCGATTGTGTAACCAGCGTTTTTAGCGTATCGTTCTTGGATAGCGTAAGACTGTTTAACGAATGCTGCTTCTCGGTCTTCAATAGCAAATGATACTTCTTTCCATGTATCAATAACAAGGTCAATAGAAGTTTCAGTTGGACTGTTACTTTTGTGTTTTCTCCAATTACTTGGAGTGTCGGACTATATCTTCAATCTTTCGATTGTCGGGTGCTGTGGGCTTACCGTAGTATCCCTAGTCTCTGAACCTTCCATAGTCTTCCCTATGGCTCGGCTGCTGATTGACCTTCAATTATGAATTAAAGGCGTTCCAGCAATTCTCCCGATTTTGTTTTATGAACATTTTTGTGGCACTTAGTGCATAATGTGATTCCATTACTTTCATCATAAAAGAAATCATCATTACCATTTAATTTTCCATAATCATATGTACTAATTATAGCACATTAACTGTCCAATAGATACCCCTAACAGTGAAGAAAGGGTAACTGCAACTGCGTTAGTTTTAGTGTTAGCTGACATTTCTGTCAAATTAGGAGTGTGTAGAGTGTCTCCACCTGCTGCTAATTCTCCTGATCGGTCTGTAAAGAAGTCAGTAATGATAAGTTTACATTTGAAGAAGTCGTTGATTCGGTCTCCCCAAATTTCCATGTTGTTACTACCTATTTCTAGGCGGGTAGGGCATTTCTGCTACCTCTGCGTCTTCATGTATACACGCAGGTCGGACTATCGCATCACCTTAATGGCAATAAGGCGTTTTTTCATTTAGTCTCTGCAAGTCCTCAGTTTAATAAATAAACAAGGTTCTTGAGGGTTACCCCATCGGGCTTTCCCCATTAATTAGAAAAAATTTTACATCCCCGAAATTATAGGTAAGGGATCATTACAGCCAAGTCTGTACTTGTGAATGTATCTGTTGCGAATGCCATATAAATTTTTTATAGTTTGCCCATCTTTTCTTTCCAGATGTTTTTGTGTTCCTCTGCACTGATACCAGCTAGTGATACAGTTTTTTGCATAGTAGAACCTTTTGATGTACCCATTGAAGCTTTCTTAGCTTTCTTTTCGTTTACTTGCTTTTCAATATATGCAGCAAATATTGGATGCTCTTTAGCTTCTTTCAATGGAAGTCCAGTACCTTTTGCGACTACGTTTAGATAGTCAACATCTTCTTCTGAAAATCCTTGAGCAAAGAGTACAGCCTCATCTCGTGTGATTGGTTGAGCTTGATTAGTATTAATAGTTTGCGTTGGAGAAGATTGATGAGATTGTGCCTCTCGTTCTTTTCTACGCTTAATGATTTCGACTAGCTTAGCATTCTCTGAACGGAGTTTGCGTACTTCATCGCTTTCATTTTCGACTTGTTCATTTTCGATATGTTCAGTATCTACTTCTGATTCTGTCTCCTCGTTTAATTGGTCGATGTCGAGAACATCGTATTCTGTGTCGTTTGACATAGGTTTTATCGCTGTTTATGGTCAGTTAGCGTTCTGGTTAGTGTTAACACTTTTTTGGTCGGAAAGAGTAAACCGGATTTATTATTCGTTCTCGTTCACAAACTTGTCAGGTGTCATAGACTTAACTTCGTATTCCATTTGAGCAAAAATACCATCAATGAGTTCTTTTGCTTCTGCAAGGTCTTTTATATCTTGTTTAGCAAATGCTCGTTCTAGTATTTTCCCTTTGATGTATTGGTCAAAGTATTCTTTAACTTCTTCTCTAGTTGCCACGTCTCGTGCGAAAATAAACAGTCTTGTATTTATATCCATATTATTGTGCAGGTTGTCCTGGAACTACTGGTAATGTAGGTGCTACTGGTGCTTCTGCTTGTGCCTGTGCTTGTTCTACAGGTGATGCGGTCATACTGTTACCCATACCAAGTGATATAGGAGATATACCTGAACCAGATACTTCTAATATTTTTGCAAATACTTTTGATAGCGTTGGGTCAGTTAATACTTGTGGTGCTTTAGCAGCAGTCATAAGTACATTGTTAAGTGATTCAAGGATAACTGCTTTGTTTTTCTGTTCTCCAGTTGTAAGAATAGTTACTTTTGGTTTCCAGTTTTTATACTGTCCTTTTGGAATATCTAAGAATCGTTTATCTTTAGATTTCTTCAATAGGTCTTTTGTTTCTGCTACTAATTTAGCGTAATCTTCTGCATAGATAGGATTACCTGCTAATATAGATGCTTTAACTTTTTGATTAGCTTCAAAGTTAGCGAATGAATCGTCAATAGCTGCTAATTCATCTGGTGTAAACTCTGCTGCTAGAATATGTGCTTTGTTGAATTTCTTTAATAGGTAAGGGATAATCCAATCAGTAAAGATTTCTACTAAGAATATTCCCATCTCTTCTCTACGATAATCAAACATTGAGGTAGCCTCTTGATTCAAGATAGCTGTAGTTCGGTAAGCTGTACCTGATGGCATAGTCTCACCTGTTACTGCGTTGAATGTTGAGGTTGTTTTCTCTAGTTGAGAATCCCATGATTGAATCAGTTGTCTGAACTCTGGGAGATTGTTAGTAATTGTGTTAGCAATAGCTAAATCAGAACCTTGTGCAATCTTAATGATTTGTCCATTCTCTACTTCTGATAGAATATTGTTTTGGATGTTAGGGTCAGTTGATTTAAAGATTACTTTAGAACCAAGTTCCATAGCTTCTTTTTCTTTAATAACTGCGTCATTAGTCCACTGTTGAGCTTCAAAACCATCTTCTACAATTCCACGACCTAATCGTCCATTTACTTTTTCCCATGCAAGATATTTGTAAGGGAACTCGTCTAGGAACTCATGGTACATGATAACTGCTTTACCTGATTTTGTTTTGTTATACATTATGAACTTTTGGATTCGATAAGTATATTCGTCTCCTCCTTCTGGTGCATATGCTTCAGGAAGTTCTGCGGTAAGTTCAAACACTTCAAGTTTACCTGCTGGTGTTTTTCGTACTACATCAATAGCTTCTCGTACTCCGTCCCATACTCCATCTTTCTCTGCTAGTTCATTTTCTGTCATGTAGTGCTTTTCAATTACCATTTCATCAGGACATCCTGGGTCAACGATAACATTACGCCAATCTACTACTTCAAGTTCTAGTTCTTCTTCTTCTCCTTCTTCTTGTTCCATACATTTCTTAACCAATACTCCACCAAACTTAGCACGTGTTTGTCCCATTTCATTTAGTGTTTGAGCAAAGTTAGAATCTTTCATCCAGTTGTATACTTCCTTTTGTAATAGGAATGACATAGGCATGAACTGTGGCTCATCTGCTACGATTTGAATATCTTTAGTATCAAGGTCAGTTGCTCGTGTTGCTACGTTCACTCGGAAATTAACAATGTTAAAGAATGGTTTTAATTTACCACGTCTATCCTTTTGCCCTGATTCATATTTACTCTCTGTGTAGTAAAGAATCTTTTTTAATGTTTGATGTGCGTTAAAAGTAAGACCTTCAGTAATCTGAACGTTTCCTCTTTCCCATAATTCTATTTTGTCTTTGACGAACTTTGTAATATCCATATAAAAAAGGGAAATAGCGTTTAAGCTATCTCCCCGTTCTTCGGTGAAGAGTTATTGATTTGGTGATAAAATTATTTTCTCTGACTTATGTACCAAAAATGTATCGAACTTACCTAATTTGTCAGTCGATATTTCTATTTTACCATAAGGAGGTAAATCTCGCAATATAGAAATTAGTTTTTGTTCAACAGCAGTTAGTTGCATACGTGTATTATATCATACGTTATCATTATTTGACAATATCATTCTTGTAACTGCGAACTGTTTTAGTCGTTCTTTATCGTGTTGCTTTGGTGCAAGTGATGTAAATGCATAACGTACTGCATCAAGTGCGTGGTCTAATCCTCCCTCTGGCTCGTTTAATATCTTTCCTGTTTTATCAGTTGCCCATAAGTAGTTACGATATTCTTTAATTAAATTACCAGAACGCTTTGTTACAGATATACGTTGTTGCTGTACATACTGTATGCCTTGATTGATTGAACCTGCACCTTTTACAGCAGGCATCATGTTAATCCCATACAGTCTAATCTCGTCAATACTCTTTGGCTCTGCACTATCTGCGATAATAAGTATCGGTTCTAGGTTTTTTATAACGTCTGTAATCTGTTTGTTACTCATTCCTTTCTGATAGCATACTTCATCTAAGATATATCCTCCGTTGTAATAGTAAATATCTACAATAGCGGTTGGGTCGTTAGTATATCCAAAGTCTAATCCTCTACGTTCTAGTCGTGCTTCATGTGGTATTTCGTCAATTATGTTCCAGTCTTTGTAAATCTTTCCTTCTACTTCTCCTAGTTGTCCCTCTCCGTATACTTGCCACCAACCTTTACGATTCTTACGCTGTTCAATAGACGCAACAATCTCTGGCGATAATGCTTCGTTGTCTTTATAAGTTAAGATAACTTTTTCCCAGTCATCACGATTAGGCATTACATCTGTAAATAGCCAGAACTCATTTGTTGGGTTGTAGTCTAGGTAAACAAACTCTTTAGTACGCACTTCTAGCTGATCAAAAGCGTCTAGTGTACAGTTGTTAGCTTCGTTCATGAATAGTCTATCACGTCTAGCTCCTCGTAATTTGTCACCATTGTCAGTTGAAAAGAACTCCATTTTACTTCCTGTCTCGAAAGTATATATACTATCTGTTGCGTTCCATAATGCGTCTTTCCAATAACCATGTGCAATCATTATGTTACGGAAGTCTCGAATTGCTCCACGTTTAAGGTGTGGGATACTTTCTGATACTACAGAAGTTAATGTTGGTTTATTATCTGACTGGCACAAGTTAATTAACCATAGCAGGATTGATATAGTTTTACTCGCTGATGTTCCCCCCTGTGCTATTCGTATCTTCTTGGTCATCTGGCTTATTTTCTTTAGTGATGTCGTTGCTTGATACATAGTTCATTAGTATTGGTGTTGGTAATGCTTCACCATCTTTACCTGTGTTTTCCATACGTTTACTATAAAATCTTTTGTTTAGTGATTCAAGTGTAAACTTTGTCATATCACCCTTTAATCTATCATCTTCTGCGTCTAGTAACACTTCTAGGTTAGCTTCTGCTTTCTGTAATAGCCTTTCATGCTTATAGGATAAGAGTTTGTCGGAGAAACCTTTATAGTTCTCATAATCCCAATCTCTCATTGTAGCATAAGGAATTTCTAATGATTCTGATATTTGTCGTAGATTCATACCATCTAAAACAAGGTCTTTAATTTTCCGATAGAGGTGATCATCTAATAATGTTGGACGTCCTGGATTCATATAGCTATTATAACATAAAAACCTGCTGTTAAGCAAGTCTTTATTTCTTCTTTCCTAATCCTTTAGCCAAGGAAATTGCAATAATTTGATTTGTTGTTAGTAATACTTGTATTATAGTATAATTAGTGTAAACTATAAATAAAATATTATGTATGAAAACATTTAATAATTGGCAGGATTGCCCAGCTTGTTCTAGTAAACAGTTATGTGCGATTATCTCTATTACTTTTAGATTAAAATATATGTCTTATAAGTTTGAGTGTAATTGTGGTAAGAAGTTTACTAAGAAATTCTATAGACTATAATTATTTATGGTCTATTTTTTATTAGTGCGATAGTACCCATGATAGCAAATGATTCTAATATATTACCTGTAATTATGAGTGCTATCCAGTAAGATATACATATAGGGCAGTATACTAAGTCACCTATTAGTCTGTTTTTCCTTGCAAGAAATTGTCTAGGTTTTTCTAACAAGAATGATTCAGTTAATAGGTAAGCTATTCCGTATGTTGTGAGTATGTTAATTATCATGAAGTAATTTCTTTAATTCTTCTATTGTTTCACTACTTGCTTTGAACATGAATAGTTTGTTTTCTTTAGCTTCTTGTAATGACATATTCTCATCAAATACTTTATAGAAAGATACTAACTCGTTTCCAAAGTTTATTTTATATCCATTTTTAATCAATTTCATAGTCTCGTTTTAATTGTTTAATAAACTTATCTATTTCATTACGACCATTTCCACAACCATAGATATTGTCTCTAAGTTCAGTTAGTTTGTCTATTATTGTTTGTAGTTCTATTGTCATATGATTGTTTAAATTCATTAAAGTATTTCATCATTGTACTATGTGCTTCACTTAAGTTTCTATGTACATTACTAATCATAGACTCACCGTGTTTTCTATAAAAGAATAAATATTCAGGTACTGTTGCAACTTTATATCCTAAATATGTTGCCTTTAACCAAAATTGCCAATCTTCTAGTCCGATCTTAATACGTTCTTCATATCCACCAACCTTTTCCCATATCTCTTTACGAAACAATGAGCAACAGTTAATCTGATTATTTTGTAAAAAGTCTTCGTGAGTTGGATTAGTTTTAAACAAATATTTGCGGTCAGTATCTCCAAATTCTTGTTGTCCTGTACCGATTATATCATATTCATCATTATATTTCAAACACTTTTCTATAAAATCAGGTGCTATTTTATCATCTGCATCTAGTGTTAATATCCATTCTCCTGTTGCTTCTTTGATACCTGCATTGCGTGCTGATGATAGTCCACCATTCTCTTTTTCTATAAGTTTCACGTCAAACATTTTAGCAATTTCACTTGTATTATCTGGACTACCGTCATTAACTACAATAACTTCACAGGGTACTGTTTGATTTAGTGCAGAGTTTACTGCATCTGGTAGCCATTGACTCTGGTTATAGCATGGTATTATAATACTTACTTTCTCCATATTTGTTTTTGTAGATTATAGCTATTAGCAAGTTTAGGATATTTTTTTTCTAATTCTTCCCATTCTTCTTTTGTAATATCAACATTCCATACATCTTTTACCATTTTTACATAGTCTATTTTTTGCATACCCATACAGTACAGAAATCTACATTAGTATCCCATGTTTTTACTTCTGAGAAATACTGTTTAAAGATTTCAGTTAATTCTTGTAATGTATATTCGTACAGGTGATATGGATTAGTGGTTGGTACTTGTTTGTTTGGTGTGCTTCCTACGAATAACCCGTCTTCTTTGAGTGCATTTTTAATATCTTCAAGTAATGGCTCTAACTGTTCTCGTTCAATATGTTCAACAAACTCTGTACTAACTACTGTATCAAATAACTGGTCTGGTAGTTCTTGTGGACATACCCAGTCAGTTCTAATTACTTTATCAATCGCTGGTAATTCTTCTGTATATTTATCTAAACAAGTTACAGTGTTCACTTCATCTTTTTTAGAATACTCTTTTACAAACATACCTGCACCTGCTCCAATATCTAGTACGTTACCTGCTATATATGGCATTAGTGCTTTGTAATAAGCCCAATCATATCGTTTTTGATTAGGATTTAGTTCATGAGTATATTCTGTTGATCGTTCGTGTGCGTTTGGATTCATATAATTACTTTATTAACTGTTAATGTTATTTATTACGAGCTTCGAGTAGCGGTAAACCAGCTTCTGTTGGTACATAGATTACATTCTGATTATCAGAAAGTTTATCAATCCATAGGTATCGCAAGTATGACTCATTACCTTTTAATGACCCTGCAATAATAGTGTTAGCTTCTGCTACACCTTTTGCACGAATTATCTCAGCTTCTGCCTTAGCAGTTTCCTGTTTAATCAAAGCCTGAGCCTGTAATGTTGCACTCTCGTTTTTAGCATTAGCGTCTTCAATTAAGATTTTCTTTTCCCATTCTTGCTGTCGGAGATTAGCTTGTCCCTGCATATCCTGTCGATAGATACGGTATTTTGGCATTACTGCACTAAATATAATTATAATTGCTATTACAAACACAATTATTCCTATAATTGCTTTAATAATAATCTTGTCTTCAGTTTCCATAATTTTAATTTGATTAATCGCACCTGTTAATATTTACATACAGTACCAGAGTACAGCGGGCAAGGTTTGACTTGCAGTACTTTGCTCTTCCGTTTAAAAGTGGTTAGGCTACTTTTACGTTACGAACGGTGTACTATGACCTAACGACTTAATGGTTCACTGCCCATAACCGCTGTGTTCTGATACTCTATGTAGTTGTTTAATCTTTTGGAATAAATGATAATATGTGTGCAATTACATCTACTGTCCAACCATTTCCTATTGCTGTGTATCTTGCACTATCACTTACTCCATCAGAATAATTATCTGGTAATGTTTGTAGTCGCTCGTATTCAAGTGGTGTTAGTTTTCTAACTTTTCCATTCTGATACACCTTTTTTACAAGATTTCCACCATTTCCATCACATAACAAAGTATTGCATTTGTTATTAAGATTGTATACTTCTTTTGCTTGTCTGTGGCCATTTAATAGGATTGTGGCTTCCACTTTTTTATCTGAACCATTATACTGAACATCGTATTTTGTATACCAATATTTTTCTGGTACTTGTTCCGCTGGTAAAATAATATCTTTAAGATTTATATTTTTATCTTTTGGTTGTATTACTCCTGGAATATTAGTCCAATATAATCTCTTACGTTCTGCACCACATACAAGTGATGAGTTAATCATTATTGGTTCAACTCCTAATTCTTGAGAAATTACATCTACCCATTTCTTTTGCATACTTGCAACATTTTCAAGTAAAAAATATTTAGGTTTAACTTCTTTTAATAGTCTTACAAAATGATAAAACAAATTACTTTTTTTACCATCAAGTCCTTTTACATCACCCCTATCATATTTATAATTACTTAAATCCTGGCAAGGTGAACCGCCAATCAAAAGATCTATATCTTCAATAAAGTCTATACCCATAGTGTTATACTCACCATTTTCTTTTCTACAAAATTGACCGCAATCATAACCAAAATCAGTAACACTTCCAAGTTGAACTATATTTGGATAATTTTTATTACTTATCTTTATTGCATTTTTATCTATCTCGCTTGCAAAATATAATTCCACTGGTATTCCAGCACGTTCTAAGGCTACTCTACCACAAGATATTCCATCGAATAATGATAATACTTTCATATAATTTATTTAATCCATTAAACTATGTTCAAAATCTTGCATATCATCAAAGAATTGTCCGTAATTTATGCCACCCTGTGAAATAGGTCTTGAATTTTTGTTACAAAGATATTCAATTATAATTCTACACCGTTCTTTTTCCCACTCAGCACCTTTTATAAATTCATTCGTTAGTTTTTCTTCTTGTGTCATATAATCTTATTAGTTACTTGATAATAGATTCTAAACTAATAACATCGAAATTATTAGTATCTACTGCACAATCAAAATTAAATCCTGCTTCATATTCATCAATAGCTCTGTGAGAATAAGAACCTGCACCATGCAAATGACCATGGATATTTTTATCTACTTTCAAATATGGTGATGTCTCTATATTTTCAGCAATTATTGGCATATGACTGAATACGATTTCTTTTCCTCGAAATCTCATTCGCATTGTCTCGCAAACAAAATCCCAACCATGGTCATAGTACCAAGAATATGATTTATTATCGTGATTACCTCGTACAAGTATTTTTCTTTTAAATCCAGATGTTGCATCCATTAACCTTGAATGCCACTCTTCGTCTTTACCAATACATATATCGCCAAGATGTATTAGAACATCTCCCGACTTCTTTCTTAGATTATTCAATATCTTATCTTCATAGCCCATTTCCCTGTGTTTATTTCTTACAAGCATTTCATGTCCGAAGTGGGTGTCAGTAATCAAATAATATTTCATAATTGTTAATTAGTTACCCTACTTACGGTTTTGTAGGTGGTTTTGTAAATAAATCCATTGCTTCTTTAAACAGTTTTTTACTAATTTCGATTGAATTTTCTCCGTCCCAATTATCAAGAAACATATAATACTTTCCATTGTCATTTCTAAATCCTACAGTACCGTAGGAGTTAAATAAATTTGTTTTAAATTCTATTTTCATACAGTTATTCCTTATCCTGACTTGCAGGTGTTACTGATAATCCTGTTTGCAATAATTCAAAGTTTGGACATTCTGGGTAATTACAAAATGGTGCTGACCACAAGTCATTTCCATATGAATTTTCCATTTCACGATGACACTGTACACATAACTTTTTTTTCATATTATTCCTTTGGGTTACCCTACTTACGATTTTGTAGGGGGGGGTTATTTTCCGTCAAATATTAATTCATCTACTATCAATACCTCTTTGTCCCAAGCACCGAGAATGTAAAACCAATTTCCAAAAGGTGATTCGGCAAGTAAAATAGGGTCACGCTTCTTTTCTTCTGTTTTAAAATCCTTTTCAGGAACAATTAGTCGTATAGCAGGAAGTCCACCTATAATTTTCTTAAACGATTTTGTGTATTTATCAAGTTCATCAATAGCTTCCTTTGGCATAGTTCCTGAATATTGATTGAGTGTCGCTATTTTGAGTGTGTATTCCTCACACAGTAGTTTCATCATCTCCATTGTGGTTGTTGGATAAGCAAATAAGTCTTTATACTTTTCATATTTCTTGCGAGCCTCTAAATAAGATATACATTGTTTTTCTTCTTCAATATCTTTGTTACCAGTATATTCAGATAATACTCGTATTCTATCTTTAATAATTTTTATCTTATTATCCAGGTCAGAGCAATCAACAACTGGTTCATTGTTGTTTTTTAGAATCTCCCAAACTTCAATTGGTTTTGCGTTCTTCTTTAATGTCTTAGCTTCTGATAACTGTATTTGAGTATCACCAGACCAAGACACTCCAAAATCTGTCGTAAATTGTATAAATTGTGTGTCGTACATTGATTTATATTTATTTTTTGAAAATAGTTTTTTAAATATATTCATATTATTCTTTATCCTGACTTGCATGTGTTACTGATAATTCCCAATATCCATTATTATCTCCTACTCCTTCGCACTCAATCCGTTTCCAAATAGGTTGTTTTATTCTCGGTGTAAACATTGAGTATGCAAATGCATTAACAGTATCATCTAACTCATCTCCAAACAGTTTGTAGTGCAATTCTCGTGCATTCATATTATTCCTTTGGGTTAGTGTCTTGTAATAGGTTTAAAATGTCTCTTTTACTTAGCCATATACTTTCACCAGCAATATGTTGTTTAATACAATTTATTTTATCATTTGGTGCATTATATATCCTCTCTACAATATGGTTGTGATAGTCTGTAGCCAATCTTTCCGCAACCATTCTAACATCGTATTCCGAATAATTTTCTTTACGATATGTTTCAATAAGTTCATCTAACTTGTTTTGTATGTAGTTCATAACTTGTTATATGGTTAGTCTCCAATCTATTTATTGAGTGATTGGTGGCT